TCTTGTTTTTTCCTAATGTCATTTTCACCTTCCTCCTCTATAGAACGAATAAATTGTTTTTGCATTACTATTTTATCTCCAACCGATTCTTTCTTTAGCTCCAGCACCTTCAGATTGTCCTTAGATGCCTTTATTTTCTCTTTTAGGATATCAGACATACTAGAGAAGACTCTGATATCCAAGAGGTCTTCGATGACTTCTCTGCGATGAGGAGCAGATAGTTGCATGAAAGGAACAAAAGAGGCAGACCCAAGAATAACAATTTGAGTAAAGCTCTTGTAGTTGAGTTTGAGTATTTGCGTCTCCAAAGATTTCTGCTGATCGTTTGCAGAACAGTCTTCATTGAGTTTTTTTCCATCTTTGTATATCTCGAATATGTTTGGTTTGATACCTCTGAGTACTTTATATTCAGTCTTGTTTATATTAAATTCTATCTCTACCTTAGTATCTTTCTCATTGACAGAGTTTACTAGTTGACCCTTGTTTACTTTCCTAAAAGGTTTACCGAACAATGAGAACGTAAGTGCATCTAAGACTGTACTCTTGCCAGCACCATTAGCACCGACAATTAAAGTATCTTTATTTTTGTTGAGTGATATTGTTGTGAAGTAATTTCCAGATGATAAAAAGTTTTTATAACGAATGGTTTTGAATTCAATCATGTATCACTTGGCGGAGGTGGAACAACTATGTCATCAGAACTTATGACAGTATACCTTGTTCCTGTTCTTTCGCAAGCTCCTATTGCTACATTATCTTTTACTTCTATCACATCCATTTCAGGATCTCCATTATCTTCCAACATCAGAGCATATCTTTGGGCATCATCTCTATCTTGAAATAAGAAAACTACTTTCTCTCCATAAGGATTGAGAACAGCATAAGCACCCTCATCTTTCATTCCTTTTACTGTGATGATGTGCATTAGATTACCTCACATGCTTCTTGATAAATTTCTTTTATAAGACCCTTTATTCTGCTTTTATTTAGATTTGTTTCAAGATCATCCACATACTTATCCAATAAAGTCATAGTATCCTCTGTCTGTTCAACTATTTCTCCACCAAATATAAGATCATCTGTTCTTTCAACCACCTTTACATCAACAGGATTTACTTTTATTAAAGCATCCATAAACATATCATATTCTTTTTCACTACTTTTCTGTCTAACAATAACCTTTACTATCTTACCATTATACTCAGAGAACTTGAATAACTGTCTAGGTGTATCATTATAATTGATAATTTTATAGAGTGCGTTTGGATTATTGATAGTCTTCAACTTCAATGTTTCTGTATCATAGATATGAAATCCTCGTTTATCATTTACATCATTCCAGAACATCTCATAAGGATTACCAAGATAATATATCTTACCATTATTAGATCTGGTATGATAGTGACCAGAGAATACTTGCTTGAACTTATTATAACAATCAAAGTCTGCACCATGCTCCATAGTATGACCATGAGTAGCAACAAATCCATTCAACTCTAGATGACCCATAGCAACCTTTGCTTTGGATTCTTTTATCATCTTATATGTTCTATCAGAGTTCTCTTGGTTTATCCAAGGAATGAATAGTATAGGTAAACCTCCTACTTCTAGTTCCTTACATTCAGAAAGTATGGTAATATTATCGTACTCTCGTAGTAATAAATCAATGGTATTGATCTCATTTGTATTCTTATAGTAAGCGGTATGGTTTCCCACAATACTAATAACAGACACCTTATTGCTGGCAAGACGAGAAAAATAATTTCTTTTCGCCCACTCCAAAGAATATAAATCAACACCCTTACGGTTGTCAAAAGTGTCTCCAAGGTCGAGAACAGTTGTGATCCCCATCTTCTCAATCGTTGGAAAGAAGACTTCATCATAGAACTTTTGAAAATACTCCAGATATAACTTTGAACCCTTCTTGAATCCAAAGTGCTGATCTGTTATGATCGCTACTTGCATATAACTTCTTCAAGACCAAACACATTGAATAATTCACACTTTGCTTTTAGTACATTGACATCAGCATCGCCATTTACCTGACGGTCAATCAAAGTTACAATACGAGTAACCTCATACCCTGCTTCTCTTAGTGCATCTACTGCCTTGATAGCAGATGATGCTGTTGTAGTTACATCTTCTAATACAGTTACCTTAGATCCTTCTGGTAATTCTGGTCCTTCTACTTGTTGCCCTGTACCATGATCCTTTGCCTCCTTACGGACAATAAGACCATCTATCTTACCTTTCATAGCAACACCAGCAACTAGAGGATCAGCACCTAGTGTGAGACCACCTACTGCTACAGCATCTTCATCAATAAGATCTAACATCAATGAGGATGCTAACTTCAATCCCCAACCATTCAAAGTAACTGGTTTGCAATTGACATAGTGCTCACTCTTTCTACCTGAAGACAGAGTAAAATCACCTTTACGATATGCTTTCTGCTGCAAGAGTTTTATAAGTTCTCTTCGCTTCTGATCTTTGTTTAGATGAGTCATCTGTTGAACCTATACTGTATAGCATCTTTGATTGAATTGTACTCAGCAGACTTGCCATCTTCGTCTGCGACGAAAACTTCGTCAAACCCAGACTTCTCTATTATCTTTTGTCTTATCTCTAATTGCTTCTTCTCTTTCTGTATCCTACGTAAGAAAGCATAGTGTATAATCTGAGTGAAATATGCAAATGGATTCTTTGACTTCTCAGGATTGAAGTTGTTAATATATTGAACACAGTTCTCTATACCATCACATATCATATCCTCCTTAAACATATAGTTTACGAAGTTCGGCTTGTAACTAAGGTGTGTAGCGATCTTTAGGAAACATTCACCGAGGTAATTTGTTATCCGAGGTTTTGCTTCACCTCTTGCTTCTGCCAATGCAATAGAATCCTTGTAGGCAATTATTGCAGCAAGAAACTCTTTGTTATTTACATAGTGCTCTGATCTTTTTCGTGTCATTATACACTTGTTTGTATGAGATAATTATAGCACAGCTTGACAGACTTGTCTAATTGATGTACACTAACCGTGTGGCGGTTCAGGGGGAGCTTCAGGTTCTTTAGATTCTTTAGAAGCATCTGGACCTTTATAGAGTTTATCTAGAATCGATCTTGATCTTTTTACGGAATTTATATATCCCATATCAGGACTTATTTCAGGATGTTGACGTTTAAATCCATGTTTGACAACATCAGCATAAGTATCTAATATCATCTTATCTTTTATTTCAGATAGAGTAATTATTTTTTCTAATCCTATTACAAATGTATCATCATCAGTCATCTTCATCCAAGGTTCAAATTTATATCCCATAGGGACATTCGCTCCGTAGGAGCGAACCTCATGACAAACCAAAGGATTATCTACTATAACTTTTTCTTCAGGTGATGAATAATCTACAATAACTTTACCTAATATTTCTTCACCACTAACTAATTTTATAGCTGCTAAAAATTCCTCAATAGGATCTTCTGGACTATGTTCAGACTTTGATCTGAATGATTTCATAATTAAATTTCTCCTCGTTGTAGTATTTGATGCGTTCTATAAGATGGTTCAACGTATAGTTTTGTTTAGAACCTTTCTTAGTGTCATCAGCAACATCGTATAAGGTAGCGTTTACTTTTCCAATCCCTTTTCTAAGTACCCTCCCAATGGATTGGAGAGTTCTAATTCTGGACTTTGAGGGACTGGCGAAGATGATGTTGTGCAACCGCTTAATGTTAATCCCAGTACTAAAAGTACCGTAGCTAGCGATGATAATTGCATTGTTTTCTTTCTCAGTAAGTTCCCGAACTTCTTCTCGTTCGGTTGCGTCAACTCCACCGTGCACAAAGAACACAGGGCGTTCATTAGTATTTATGAGGTCATATAATATCTGACCGTGGGTAGCAACCCTACTGTAGAGGATAAGAGTGTTACCTTTCAAGTCTAGTGCTAGGTTTTTGATGAATCTATTTCTTTTTTCATGACCTATAAGATACTGTACTTCATCTTCATATAGTTCAAATGCTTTTGGATCATGCTTAAGAAGTAGTATCTTTATATTCAATCGAGCAAGGAATCCTGCCTCTTGCAGATCTGACGTATTAATAATCTTGTACGACGGACCGAAGAGTCCTTCCAAAACCCACTTATGAGTTTGAGTACCATCTAATGTACCTGTAAATCCATAGCGATATTTAGTATCATATAACTTAGTCATGATACTAACCAGTGACTTAGATTTGAATTGATGTGCCTCGTCACCTATGACTACATCATACTTGAACCATGTTTTAGGTAGCTTGTAAATTGATTGCCAAGTTGATATAATAACCTTCTTCTTACTAAGAAGATCTTTACCTGCATAGATTCTATGACAATACTCTTCAACATCCCAACCATACTCTATAAAATCCTTATACATTTGTTCTACAAGAGAGGTAGTAGGAACAATAATTAGAACTCTACGTTGATGTTCAACATGATATCTTGTAATAGCATAGATCATCAAAGACTTACCACTACCAGTAGG